GTCTCTGGTTTAATGACTGCTTTCGGAAATTAATCCGATTACGAGTCAACCAGAAAGACTCGATCTTCCTATACAGGTAAGACCGAATTCCCTGCTGCACATATTGCATGCAGACAGGTTCAACAGCAATTACTCGGGGTGATTTGAGCGTTTTTGGCACGGTGATAACCTTCACAGGTTGCTCATCGTACTCTGGAACGATCGATACAATTTCGAGCTCCTCGGAATGCTCCGGCAACCCTGACGGGTAGCCATTGCCAATCAAAGGAAAGTAAGGCTCGAGACGATCGTGCCAACGTCGCAAAACGTATTTCTGATTTCCAGAGACACGCTCTGCAGTTGCGCCTGGACCATGTCTGGGTTGTATAGCTGTAACACTAAAGTCACTAACCATATTATCCCAGAGCAAACGAGAAGCAGCCAAAAACTTGGCTTCATACTCGGCAGGCACTGAAAACGTCTGCAAATCTTGCTCAATTTCCATGAAACTGTCGAGCGCTGCACGGACCCTCTTTGGGGTACATGCAAGTTCCACTTTTGCGAATACACGACATACCTGTCGTATAGATTCAACAACAGTAGGAATATCGCTGGCAGTATCTCCAGCACCATTTGTATCGGTGTGCGGGGGTTCATAGATAATTATCTCTCCTGTCTTAACGTCGAACACTTGACTGAGCATACCTTGCAAGAATGCAGGGATTGCTCCATGCCCAACAGGTTTCCCCTGCTCATCTCTGAGCAGGATTTTGTTAAAACCTGAAAAGCATTTCGAGTCAACAACTCCATCCGCCAAAGCTCTTTCGAAGACCTTAGCGAATTGGGGAAGGGTAATCGTTAGAAACGATATACCTTCGCGTTCGACTCGTGATCTGATTGTTTCCAGGTCACGTAAATCATAGACGTCAGCGGAACACTTGATGCACGCGTCTCTATAGACTGCCTGCATCACCTCTAAGTAGTCACTTGCATCGCTCATTTAAAACCGCCCTCCTAAGCTGGAAGGTCGAGTTACGAGCCATATGCTTGTGCAAAGTGAGGGCGCAAGCGCCCCCACCAACAATCACGATTCGCACGTTATACAACAACGCGATAGACTGACAAGGTAAACGCTAGGTCAAAGCTCGAAAGCC